GGAGAGCCAGGTTATGGCCTTTATCCTGAAGTCGCAGAATATTATGCAACCTGTATTAATGGGTACCCAAAGGCTCTAGAGGAGATACAGCGGATTCGGGAGTTGGTGTGCAAAGAGGCTCCAGAACTTTTAGGTAAGTTAGATTCGATATTGAAAGACAAATAGTGGGAGGCCTGTCCAATGGAAACAAAGAGCGCCATTGTTTACTGCCGTACAGCAACTACTGAACAAGATATCAATGTTCAATTGGAACTCTGTAAGGAGTATGCTGAGAAGCATGGATACAAGCTGGAATTAATTTTTAAAGATCACGGGTTAAGCGCGAATGATGAACGACCAGAACTTGAAAAAATGAAGGAATACATCAAAGAGAACCCTGGGAAAACACTGATCGTTAACTCGTGCGATAGGCTTCATCGGGACTCAATTTCAATGCATGAGTTCATCCAGTTCGCCAAGGGTGCAAATTATAACGTGGTATCGGCTGGCGAAGACAAGAGCCTTAGTGAATCAGAATTTATTTTAGGTGTAATGAGCGCGCTTAATGGGTTTGTAAAAGAAAGAGGGGCCTCGGAATAATCCGGGGCTTTCCTTATGCACAATTGCTGCATGTTGTGTAATAATGTACTTATTACGAATACGAGGTGACAATTTCAATTACTAAATTAAGGCGGTGCGTCTGTGCTTTCCACAATTTCATATATTATACTTAGTGTGTTTGATGCTCTTGCTGTTGTAGCACTGACAACAAAATTATACAGGTTACCATTAAGGACTTTCTTTATTCGTATTATTTGCCTAGCAGCATGCATTGCATTCGTATCATTCGGCATGCGGGAGATGCTTGGGTTACCTGCTTTCGATTTGCCATTACAGTATATTATATATGTGCTATTCTTCAGGTACGCTATGGGAATGAAGCTTCATTTGAGCAGTTTTGTTGTTGGATCTGGTTTAACTGGATACATATCAATTCAAATGATATTTTACGCAATATTATTAATGTTGAAAGCAGGTCAACACGATCTTATTCAGCAAGTTGAAGGTTTAGCTATTTACATAATTCAAGTCGGTTCAATATTGATCGCTTACTTGATTGCGATAATATTCAAGGTCAAAAGGTATGGGTTCTCTTTCATCCTTGAACCGCCTCATGACTTTTTGATCAGAGACGACTTTTCAGAGTATTCGAACAAGGTTTCATTAATAAGTGCTTTAATTTCCATAATAACAATCACGGTTATTTTCTGGATTATGTTAACGAAAAATCACATCGCATCTATGATTTTATGTGTAGTTACTTTTATCATCTCTTACTATTTCTCAGCTAGGAGTGACTTCGAAGATGTTAGAAAGGCTCTCACTACGACTCGCAGAAAGAATCGTGGCGAATGAGAATGGCACGCAAGATGATGTCGAAATTCTCAATTACGAGATTGGGATAAGATTAGCTAACTATTCGATTATAGTTCTTACAATTATTGCTGCATGTGTTTTTGGAGTGCTGCTTGAAAGCATTGTCTGTCTGATTGCACTATCCATGCTTAGAAAGTTTTCTGGTGGTGCACATTTTAAGTCGCTAACTCTTTGTGTTTTAGTATCTGTTCTATTGTTTATTTTAGTTCCACTCATTTTAGTTACGTTCGTGGAATTGAATATAGCCAGTACGATGACTATTACAACCATAGCTTTTATTATTATGATGTTTTATGCTCCAAATATTTTTATTGAGCGAAATACATCCAGTATTGACCCATACAATAAGTTGATTTCGCTGGCTGTGGTTACATGCAATTACTTTATCCAATCAGAGGTAATTGCAGTAGCCTTTTTAATACAAGCAATTACAATATTACCTTGGAGGGGAAAGCATGAAAAACACATTGTCTAAGTTAATTTATACCCATTTGAAAAAGTCTGCAGTTAAGTCTAGCTCGGCTGAAAAAACTTTCTTTGGATCTCCAGAACTTCCTAGTGCACTAAAAACAAAAAAGAAAATCAAGATGGACGAAGTAAATAATGAAATATTTGGGGTGCCGATTGATGAGGATGAAAAAGAGTATTACTCGTTCCAAGAGCAAGATATTCTATTTATAAAGAAATGGACCCCAAAGCGAAAATATGAAGTGCCCCTCTTTGTGACGAAGAAGGGCACTTTTACCATTGCGTTGACATTAGATGCATGCCATAGAGGATTGCGGTCATTTGATTACTTGTCTAGAGGTTCACTAGCCGACATGAGCAAAGTTAAACAAGTGTTAAATCATGAGAAATATGGGTTGCTTGCCGAGTTTGAAGGTACTAAAATATCGACTAAGGTATCACCTACAAGACTGGATAAACTTAATTTTGAAGTAGATCCTGGCGAACCTGAGAACAAAAAAGTATTGGTATCATCGACGCTTGAGAAAGGATATTGCTTGTTACCTTTAAGTGATGTATTGTACATTGACATTTGTGAACCAAAGCGCGATTATCAAGTACCTAGATACCATACTGCATATGGTGCCTACATTACAGGATTAACACTCAAAGCTTGTAAACAAGTATTCCCGAATTTTGCACAGATGGACACCGGATTAATCGTAAATATCGAAAATATCGAATCGATAGATAATAATGGGACTATTAGTTTTTTTGACTCCAAGATAACTACAACAATGGCAGCATATAAAGTCAAATATTATCGAAAAATGTTAGACATATGAGTGAGTTTATGTCAAGAAAAATCGACCCCCCCCTAACAAAAAACAATCTGGCAAATTTCGACAAAATATAACTAACATCTTATGTTATGATTTTCTTATAAACACATACAACTCATACATTAACAGTCTTTTATCATATTGATTTCAAGTTACAGGATATTGTCAAATAGTTATTATAAATATTAAGTGTGAGAACAGGTATTCTATTCTTGGAATGAATATGATGTCATAAAAGTACATAAAGTGCTCAGGGGGAATACGAGGATGGATAAATGTTTGAAGTACACTTTGCAAACTGAGATCGAAAAGCTGGCTGAACGCTGTGACGACGAATTCAAACATGAATACGATGCATTTATCGGAATTATTGATGAAATCCGAAAAAATAGAAAAGCTACACCACTCCAACTTGTAGAACTTGAAAATATATATAATTACAAAACACCATTGATTGAGTTTGTTTTCATGTACGCTTATAACATGGCTACAGAGTTAGAGCGTAGAGAGTGAGCGGTCCCTAATGCCGCTCTTTTAACTTTATATAAATGGGTTACTTATGGTATGCATGAAGAGCCGCTGCATTTGATACCGAATGAGCTTCGATCTGAGGTGGAGCGTGAACTGGGCGTCCGCATTGAAGGGAATCTTTGCCCGTCGTGCCAACTGAAATTGAAAACGGAATATGACAATGACATCGAGCAAGTGCTGGTGGAGCGGGTAATTGTATCCGAGGAGAATCGGATCGGGATCGGAACGTTCAGTCCATCAGATCCAAAGTCGCAGGATATAGCGGATTTGACCGGGAGTATTGACTTCTCCACGATAACGGAATACGGTTCCGAATCCGATCCGAGAGCATATCGGTTCGATGGAGAACTGAACAAGGCGAATCGTGGGCTGATGGAATTCCAGGAGATGTTGAAGTGTGATGAGAAGTTTCTATGGAATTTGCTGTCACTTACACAAGAGGGGAATTTTAAGGCGGGGAGATTTGCGTTAATTTCGGCGGACGAGTCAATTAATACATGATCAACCCAAATGAATTTCCCCTAAGATATCAGCACGCAGAACAGGCTTCAAAGAAAACTTAGCTTCCTTCCTTCCGCTTCCTTTTTCGATTATCTCCGCAACGGCGTGATCAAATACCGCACGCAATATGGTGTTCTTACTCGTCTTGTTGTCAGTAGCATGATACGCCCGTAGGACGGTTGTAATGTTGCGTTGTACTTGCTTAACGTCAACCTCTTCCTTCTTCTCTATTTTAGCTCCGCGATACATCTTTTCAAGCTCGTCCACTTCCTCTAGTTCTTTTTCGACTGCTGCTTTACGATTTAAGAATGTTTCGTTATCGTACATACCTTCTTCATATTTATCGAATATAAAGACTAGTCGCTTTTTCAAATTGTCTCTACGTCCCATTAAGCCTTCCAACATTCCTATACGTTCGCGTTCCAGTCGTTCACCTTCATCGTTATTCACACTATTTTGAATGTAACGGCGTAGCTTCTCGTTATCTAACGATTGCAACAACTCCAAGACTTTCAACATTTGCGATTCGACCGAACGATATTTCAAAAATGTACATCCAGGCTCAGTACACCATAGAAATTCCTTTTCATATCTTGATTCGCCTTTACCATCCTTATGCTTGTAAATCTGCGTACTGTACTGACGAACCATACGACGACCGCATTTGGCGCATATAATCAAGCCAGCGAGTTCACAAGGGGAGAAGTCCAGTTTTGTACGTGGCTTGTGTCTGGAAGCCTGATCTTTTTCCATTGCCTTATCGTATAATTCCTGTTCAACTACCATTGGACCATAGAAAATGATAGGGTCTTGGCCTTTAGGTTTGAATTCATGGATACCAACATTTCTTGGGTGAGTGATCAAACGACGTAACATTGCTGGTTGCCATTCTTTGTTTCCTTCTGGCGTCAATATATTAGTGTGACGTTTCAAGAATGTAGATAGAGCGCGGTAAGAGACATCACGCAGCCCACCATTTTTAAAGTCAGGCACGCCATATACATAGTAAATATATATTTGTCGCATGTCTGCCGATTCAGATTCATGTAAGACCAATTTCCCTGTTGATTCATCACGAACAAAGCAATAAGGGGCTTTGCCAGCCACCCAACGACCGTCATGCGCTGCTGTGATTCGACCGCCCATCAAACGTTCTCTAGTTGTTTCGAACTCTTCCCTAGACATGAATAGGTCAAATCGTATTTGACGCAGATCGGCAGGGTTGCTCGGATCATATACACGGTATGGTGTGATGATATAAATGTTGAATTCAATGATTAGATCATAGATTGTGCCCATATCTGTGTATGAACCACGTCCCATACGGGAGATTTCCTTTACGGCAATAGCTTGATATTTACGGCTACGCAAGTCTGCAATTACTTGCTGGAATACTGGGCGTGTACTGATTTTATCCCCTGATCCTATTTCGGTTTCTTGGACGTATGGGATGCCATATGGCGCGAGGACTCGATCCATTAAGTCAGCTTGGTTTTTTAGCGTGTCTTCGCCCGTTCTCTTCTCATACTCTTCATCGGCTCGTGAACGACGTAGGTAGTTAATTATGCATTCAACGCCTAACTCCAACAGTTTTTCACCATTTAGATAGTTCAATGTTATTTCTCCTTTCGCCAATAATTTTGGTTTGGTTTTATTTGTCTATCTTAGCACATACCAAAAATATAGATCAACAAAGTCTATCATTAATTTTTCTTGCAATATTCTTTCCTTATTTGTTTATTGTTCGTTTATCGTTCACCTATTGTTCCGTAGTAAGATGATATTGTCAGCAAGTTAGGAATTACGATATCCATGACGCACTTTGCAGCGCACACACACCAAACAATATAGGCGCGGTGGTAAGGTGCGTGATAGATGTTGTGATTCCGCTGTCACATTTAAGACACATATTAAAATAGCAAACTCGTACTATTTTATATGAAAAACACCTCTTTTTACGCTTGTTTGTTACAGATTTGGTACAATGATACTCATATGTATTGACATTCCTATCATGGAAACGGTATGTTTTTTATGGGTTGTTAATACTAAGAGGGGCGGCAGGTCATTTTTATCAAAATGACAATGCGGCTTTTTATTTTCAAGAGAATAGAACGTCTAATCCAGAGAGATAGGTTAACTAAACGTTGACTTGTCTCTCTTTTTTTGTTCATGAGAAATAGGTTTTAACTATAGAAAGGAGATGATTAATAGGTGGCAGTAATTGCGTGGGTATTATTCGTATTGGCAATAGCGGACGTCATTATGAACATTAAAATTATGCTTCTAGCAGAAGAGACACCAAAGAGAATAGCCAGCTTTGTAGGTGTAGCAATCAATGTTATGTCTATATCATTCTTCTATATATTCTTATTCGGTTAACACTATTTAAACGATATGTCATGATTAGAAAGGAGATGATCAGCATGGCATTGACGGCCAAGCAGAAGCGATTTGCAGACGAATATTTGATTGACCTAAATGCCACTCAAGCAGCGATAAGGTCGGGATACAGCAGCAAGACGGCAACAGAACAAGGTGCAAGATTGTTAGCGAATGTTAAGGTTCGCGCGTATATCGACGAGCGCATGGCAGAGCATTCAAAACGTACTGGTGTTAATCAGGAACGTATCATAAGGGAGCTTGCACGAATAGCGTTTGTCGATCCTACAGATTTGGTCGATATGGATGATGCTTCAATAAAGGATAGCACGACGGAAGATGACAGAGCGGCTATAGCTTCGGTTAAGGTGAAGACTTCCGGTTCCAAGGATGGATACAGTGTTGAGCGTGAAGTGAGGTTTGCCGATAAAATCAAGGCGTTGGAGCTGCTTGGGAAACGGTACAGAATGTGGACGGAGAAGGTGGACGTTACACATAAAATGCCTACATTCGTGGAAAGCGTTCCTGCTGACGATTGATGACCACCATTCATATTCCTGACATTATCGGCAATGGATACAATCGTTTCTGGCACAATCGGCAATTCTATCGTGTTGTAAAAGGTTCACGTGGATCGAAAAAGTCGAAGACGACAGCGGTCAATCAGATATACCGAATGATGAAGCATCCATGGGCGAATCTGCTCGTTATACGGCGTTATTCTAACACCCTTCGTCAATCGGTGTATACAGATTTAAAATGGGCTATAAACCGCCTAGGAGTCGCTTCACTGTGGCGTACAAATGATAGTCTTCCAGAGCTAACATACATTCCAACAGGGCAGAAAATAATCTTCCGTGGGTTGGATGACCCTTTGAAGCTCACTTCTATTACAGTTGATAATGGTAGCCTGTGCTGGGCTTGGTTTGAAGAAGCCTACGAGATTGAATCCGAGGAAAAATTTCGTACTGTTGTGGAATCCATTCGGGGTAGCTATCCAGCTCCTGATTATTTCAAGCAGATTACGATCACATTCAATCCGTGGAGCGAGCGCCATTGGTTGAAACGCGTATTCTTCGATGAAAAGACAAGAGAGCATGACACATTCGCCATTACTACAACATTCCGTTGTAACGAATGGTTGGACGACGGTGACCGTGCCCGTTATGAAAGCTTATACCGGACTAATCCGCGACGGGCTAGGATCGTTTGTGACGGTGATTGGGGCGTTGCCGATGGTTTGGTATATGATCGCTTTAGAGTGGCAGAATTCGACCGTCTGGAAGTTCTCAAACGCGCTACGGCAGTAACGAACGGCCTTGACTTCGGTTATACGCATGACCCGACCGCATTCCTTTCTATTGCTGTAGACGTGCCGAATCAGCGGCTTTTCATCTTAGATGAAATGTATGAGCGTGGCATGTCAAACAAGGCCATATATGAACGTTTAGAGCGCATGGGATATGGTCGCAGCCCAATCGTTGCCGATAGTGCCGAACCCAAAAGTATTGATTCGTTACACCGCCAAGGATTGCAGCGTATTAAGCCAGCAGCCAAGGGCAAAGACAGCATTATGCACGGCATCCAGTTCATACAGGACTTCGAGATTGTCATTGATCCGCGTTGCGTCAATTTCATTACGGAAATCAACAACTATACGTGGAGCAAGGACAGGGACGGCAACACGCTGAACAAGCCTATAGACGAGTTCAACCATCTGATGGACGCCATGCGCTATGCAATGGAGGCTGTACAGAAGTCTAAACGGTTGCGGACATTGTCGGCTGGAGCATTGGGGTTATAGTAATTCTTTCCTTACAAATAACACCTTTTGGTGATATATTTATTCATATGAATAGATATATCTGCCAAAAAGTGAGGTAAGTATTTTTATGAAAACCAGCAAGCATACAATGATAAAAGTTGCCTATAAAATGGATGAGGCAAGAATGAAAAGAATTGAAAAAATAATGTTACAAGCTAGCCCTGAACTTGAATACTCTATTTATTGCGCCGATAGTTCGACTCGGAGATTCTCAAACTTATCAGAACTTTTTGAATATACTAATCCCAAAAATCGAGAGATAATACAAATGAATATCGAGACTGCTTGGGATTCGAGGGATGTTAGAATAGAAGTTGAATTTACCAGAAACCAAAACCGTCCGATTACTATTACTGTAAGAGGTGAAGATAAAGACGTAATCTATTACAGTCAAAAAATAGAAGACGAGGTTCGTTCTTTTAAATTGTGGTACAGTAGAATTCGATTTATTGATTTTACGTTATTGTATATCATAGCGATGGTGATTTCTTTCTTTGCTATGTTAGCGTACGTAGCATTTTTTGGTATTAAAACGAGTACGGATGCAAGCAGTGATAACAGTAGTTTAACGTATTTGGCATTAACAGGGTTGTTTCTATTCACTGTGCTACTAGAATGGATTAAAAACAAAACATTTCCAGTTGCACTATATGACGTTGGTGAAGGGATTGCAAGGAACAAGGTTCTAGAAAAAGTTAGATACTTCGTTTTTGGATCTATAGCAATCCCAGTCATACTAGGCGTTATCGTAAACTACATTTCATGAGTATATTTTGAGGACTATCCCAGAAGTATAGAAAAGGGGATGTCCTCTTTTTTGTTACAGGAGGTGAACCATGCTCACATATGAACAAGCGCATAAGCTGTGGCAAGCGTTCAAGCGAGATGAACAACCACGGTTACAGAAGCTATATGACTATTACGTCGGCAAGCACGCAATATTAGCCCGTCAAGACCGAGAGAACCGCGAGACTCACCGAGTGGTGAACAACTTCGCGCGTTACATCTCAACGGTTGCGACGGGTTTTTTTATGGGATCGCCCGTGGCCTATACATGTGACGGCGATGCCTTCGACGCAGCGACTGACATTCTGGAAGAGTCAGACGCGGAGGCCGTGGACTATGATCTTGCGCTGAATTGCTCCATTTACGGGCGGTCATACGAGCTATTCTACATCGACGAGAACAAAGAATTGCGATTCAAGGACTTAGACCCGCGAACCGTGATAATCGTAAAGGACGGCAGCATGAAAGAGCGGATAACGTCAGCTATCGTGTTCAGTGACAGGAAGACAGAACAGGACAAGATTGAATTGCGCATGGATATTTACGATGACAAAGAGGTTGCAACGTATACATCAACCATGAACGCTGATTACAAGGGCTTTGATTATGTGTTGAAGGAAAAGAAGCAGCATTTCATTGGTGGCGTGCCAGTCAACGAATACATGAACAACCGTTTCGGCCTTGGCGATTATGAGGACTGCATTTCCCTCATGGACGCATACAACAAAGCTGCTTCAAATAGCGTAGATGATCTGTCTGACTTTACAGACGCCTTTCTAGCGCTCATAAATATGTCCGGTACTGAATCGGAAGATATCAACAGAATGCGCAAAGACAAGGTTTTGCTTCTTGAGGGAGATGGTGACGCAAAGTGGTTGATCAAGAACGTCGATTCTTCCTATTCGGATGGGATCAAGACGCGCATACAGACCGACATCCATAAATTCAGCTTTGTACCGGATATGTCAGACGAGAAATTCGCTGGTAACTTGTCCGGTGTTGCTATCAAGTACAAGCTTCTGGCATTGGAGCAGCTACGAGGGCAAAAGGAACGTCAATTCCGCAAGGGGCTATGGCGTCGCTTGGAAATTGTTCATTCATACATGAAGATGATGAACAGCGCTGTTTTCGACTTCACCAAGGTTAAGATGCAATTCAATGCCAACCTTCCAGCAAATCTAGTGGAAATGGCTGACGTAATCGAGAAGTTAGACGGTAAGGTTCCACTTGAAATTCTGCTTTCGTTGTTGCCGTTCATTACTGATGTCAAGCAAGCCGTAAACATGCTAGAAAAAGAACGCTCCGAGCGTTTCGACGATCCATATAGTGACCTTGGAAGGCAAGACGAACAAGAAGACGACAGCAAGGATGATGCTGCGTGAGCTATTGGGAAAAACGCGCCGCGGAAATGGAAAAACAGTGGTATGACGACACGTTAGAGCTAGAAAAAGAGCTAGACAAGCTATATCGCCGTACATTGTCCGAAATTCGCAAGGAAATGAACGACTACGCAGCACGTTTTAAGCTCTCATTTAGGGAGCTTTCGAAGCATCTGAGCAAGTTGGACGGTGTATTGTTCCAGACGGACGCAGACGCTTATTACAAGCGCCTAGAAGCCTTGGAAAGCGAGCTTGCAGAGCAAGCAGGGAAAGAGGTTGTAACCTATCTCGATACAGCAAAGGTGACGCGTCTGGCAGCTATACACTTCGAGATAGACAAAGCGCTTATTGAGTTGTCAATGAATACGAATCAACGTTTTAAGGCACATATTGCAGATGGCTATGTTCGTGATCTTGTACAAAACAAGTTTGCATTTAAGCGCATGGGCATTGAAACGCCTGTGTACAAGCTGGATAAGGCGCTGATTAACAAAGTGGTAGGTTACCCTTGGAGCGGTGACACCTTCAGCAACCGGATATGGACAAACAACCGCCAGCTCATGACCGCATTGAAGCGTGATTTTACACAAGGAATCATTACGGGGCGCAGCATCGACAAGATCACGGCAGATATGGCAGCGCGTTTACAGTCTGGCAAGAGGGAAACTATGCGGCTTGTCCGCACGGAATCGAACTACTTTCACAATCAAGCCAGTATTGACAGCTACAAGGAGGCTGGCATTGATCGGTATCAGGTTCTAGCGACACTAGACAGCCGTACAAGCCCTATTTGCAGGGAACAGGATGGAAAGGTATATCCGCTTAACAAAAAGGTTGTAGGCGTGAATTCCCCGCCGTTCCATCCGTATTGCCGCACGACAACCATTCCTTACTTTGAAGACGAAGACGGGGAACGGTTTGCTCGTGATAGTAACGGTGATCCGATCATGGTTGACAACATTACTTATAAAGAATACGAAAAGCAATTCCTAGCGGCCTAGCCCTAAGACATGGCGTAAAACTGTCGGTAACGCATGGGTTGCTTCATAATACAGCCGACGGGCTTACGGGAGGAATAACGATGTTGAAAACACATTTTCCATACAAGTACAAGTTGAATATTCAATTGTTCGCAGAGGACACAGAGGACAAGCAGACCGACGACCAGCAGCAAACCGATGAGCAACAGCAACAAACCAAGGACGGTCAAAAGTTCTTCTCACAGGAGGAAATGGATCGCATTATCAGTGACCGATTGCGTCGACAACAGGAAAAAGTGCGTGCCGACTTGGAAAAAGAATTCCGTTTGAAAAACATGTCCAAGGAAGAACGCGAGCGTGAAGAATTCAAGAGTCTTCAAGCTGAAATGGAGCAGTACAAGCGTGAAGCACAACTCGCAAAGATGGAACGCTATGCACAACAAAGCTTGCGCACATATGGCATTCCGCAAGAGTTTGCAACGTTCGTCCGTGGCGCTGATGAAGATGCAACTGTTGACAACATTAAGTCATTCAAGGCGACATGGGATGCTACTCTAGCGGCAGAAGTTGCGAAGCGAATTGACGGCAGCACGCCGACGAAGCCGACGACACAAACGAATACAGAGATTGATCCAATGGCTGCGGCATTCGACCGCGGCTTTTCTTTTTAATCACACTTAAAGGGGATGTTTATACATGGCAATTACATTGACGGAAAAATTCACGGACAAGGTGGACGAGCGTTTCAAGAAAGAGACTCTTTCCAATGCTGGTGTTAACCATGACTATTCTTGGGAGGGTGCTAAGACGATCAAAGTGACAGCGGTTGACACTGTTCCTATGGGCGACTACAAGCGCGAGGGAACGAACCGTTTTGGTCAAGCCAAAGAGCTTGAGAATCAACTTCAAGAAATGACGTTGACGCAAGACAAGTCATTCAGCTTCACAATTGACAAGATGAACGAGAACGAGACAATGATCAAGGCTGCCGAGGCGCTTGGACGCCAAATTCGTGAGCGTGTCGTACCAACTGTTGATACGTACCGATTCGGACAAATGGTTGAAAAAGCTGGAAAAAAGGTAGAAGAAGACTTGACTAAAACAAATATTTACGAAGCGGTTGTAACGGCAACTGAGGTTCTGGACGATGCTGAAGTTCCAGAAAATCGTGTAATCTTTGCCACACCGGAAGCTATCAAGCTACTGAAACTGTGCGACGGTTACGTGAAAGCTGGCGACTTGGCTCAAGACCGCATCATTTTCAAGGGACAAGTAGCAGAACTGGACGGTATGCCTGTTGTAAAGGTTCCTAAAGCTCGTCTGGGTGCAAATACAAATTTCATCGTCACTCACGCATCTGCAACGGTTGCACCAATTAAATTGGCTGACTACCGTATTCACCAAGACCCTCCAGGAATCAGTGGTTCACTTGTAGAAGGTCGCGTTTACTTTGATGCTTTCGTTCTGGATCAAAAGAAAGATGCGGTTTACGCCTCCGTTCGCAAAACGCCAGTTACTCCCTAAGATAGCGGCTTTCTTTGCCGCCCAACCAGAAGTTAAGCAGAAGAGAACACGGAGAAGTAAGGCGGCTGATTAGTCGCCTTTTCTCGTTTGGTGGTGAAGTATGGATGAACAGTATGTAAATACGATATTGGGCATGGTCAAGGAGCTTGGGCAATTCCAAGACGACAAAGACACGATCATTAAGCTGCAAATTCGATTTGTCACACGAAAGGTACTTAACTATATCAATCACACAACGGTTACACTGGCCTTGTACGAAATCATAGCGGAAATGGTAACACAAGCAATGATGTCCGGAGGTTCAACCGTCATACAAGGTTCTGGCGCTGTCAAAAAAATTACGCGGGGGGATTACTCCGTTGAGTACGACGTAGGAGCCAAAGAGGTCGGAGGCAGTATGAAGCAAGCTGACATCCTGACGGACTATCGTGGGCAGCTCAACCGTTATCGGAGAGTGAGGACGGTATGAACGAGATGCAAGCCATTGAAAGCACGTATTTTGATTCCTGCGACGTTTTCCGTGTAGTCAAAACCAAAGTTAACGGGCGAACAGAGACACGTCGAGAGGCTGTATACAACGGTTTACGATGTGCGTTGAGTTGTAGCAATGTTCAGACGTCGTTGACGCAAGATGGCGCACGCTTCACAACAGTGCAGCGATACACTTTGTACATGAATCCTTCATTCAACATTGAAGAAGGCGACGAAATAACGATTCGTCATGAAGGCCAGACGTTCGTTATGCTGGCAGCCGTACCATTCAAGTATCCGAGTCACCAACAAGTGCCGTTATCGGCAGAAGGTGAAGCGTAATGACATTCCATAACGGTTGTGAAGAGTACGCGCAGCAGATGCACCGAATGATTCAGCTTGTAGAGTCTGACATGCCGACTTTCGTAGCTCAACAGGGAAATAGGGCGCTTGCCAAGACGAAGAAACGCACACCAGTAGACATGGGTCTGTTGATAAACGGGTGGCGCTTGAGTAAGGTCTATCGTTCTGGTGACAAGTGGCGCATTACCATGTTCAATAACACTGAATATGCACTCTACGTTGAGTACGGTCACCGCTTACGGATCAACGGTAAGACAAAAGGGCGCGTCAAAGGTCGATTCATGATGCAAACGAGTGTCAAGGAGACGGAAAACGACTTGCCGAAACATTGGCTTACATTCATGCGGTCGAAATGGAAGGAGGCGGGCAAGTTTGATTAGACAACTTGAACAGGCTGTCATTAACAAGTTGGATATGCTGCACCCAGACAGCGATATTTACACGGAGAACATGGAGCAAGGCTTCGAAAGAGACTGCTTCCTTGTCCGAGTGTTTCCGAGCCGTTCACAATGGCTTACGCCTGTCATGATGACTTCCACTCCACAGGTGTTAGTCTCCTATTATCCGCTGGATGACAGTTATGACGATATGTACAAAGTGTGTGAGCTGCTGCAATACCACTTCCAGACGGTTGAAAGTGATGAATTGACGATCAACATCGAGAGTGTTGATACAGAAATCGTGGATGATGTGTTGCACATGACACTTAACACGAACATTGTAGCCATTTACGGCGATAGAAGCGCGGGCGAATACGAGCCAATGCGCGAAATCTACATTGATGATGTGGAAATTAAGGAGGGATAAACATGGGGCTTCCCAAGATTAACATCATGTTCCAAGGACTTGGCGCATCTGCGTTCATGCGCGGTGCTAGGGGCGCTCTAGCCATTGTTTTAAAGGAAGATAACCACAATGGAACATTTACACTGTATAAACCCACTGACGCTCCTAGTGGCTTGTCTGATGTGAATACGAAGCAAATAGAGCTAGCGTTCATGGGCGCAGAGTCTACGCCTTCAAAAATCTATTTGGTTATCGTGAAGCGTGATGCAGCTATTAACGATGTGTTGACCGAGCTTGAAAAAATCCGCTTCGATTACCTTGTTTACCCAGAGATTGCCGAGGATGAAAAGGTTAAAGTCGCTACGTGGATCAAGAGCGAACGCAAGGAAGGTAAGATGGTGAAAACTGTCCTGCCAAACCACGCAGCCGACCATGAGGGCGTAATTAACTTTACAACCGAGGATATCAAGGTTGGCAATGTGACTTATACGACTGCTGAATATTGTTCTCGTATCGCTGGTATCATTGCTGGCACTAATCCTTCCGTATCCGTTACATACCAGCCGCTTATGGAAGTCGAGAGCGTCAAAGCTATGCCGAAACAAGAGTTGGATCAAGCAATCGACAAGGGCGAATTCGTACTTTTCCATGATGGTGAAAAGGTCAAAGTTGGTCGCGGCGTTAACAGTTTAGTTACAGTCACAAAGGACAAGGGTGAGGATTTCAAAAAAATCAAGGTTGTCGAGATTCTGGACATGTGGTATTCCGACATTCGCCGCACGCTTGAGGATAATTACATTGGTAAATATCCAAACAGCTACGACAACAAAGTGTTGCTTATCATGGCAATCAAAGCATACAACGCTGGTCTGGAAACCGACGCATTACTTGATAAAGGTAGTGAAATCGGCATCGACTTGGACAAGCAGCGAAATTTCTTGGAGGGTATCGGCGTTGACACTTCCAAGATGACAGAACAGCAATTGAAGGAAGCAAATACACGCTCCAAAGTGTTCCTGCGTGGCAAGCTTCGCCCTTTGGACGCGATGGAAGATATCGAAATCACTATTGGAGTCTAAGGGAGGGAAATAGATGTCTTACAAAGCAAATGAAGTTATAAGCGGTACGCATGGTGAAGTGTGGATCAATGGCGAGAAATTCGCCGAGGTCTACGGTTTGCAAGCGAAAGTAAACGCGATTAAAGAAGATGTTCCGATGTGCGGAACTCGTAACGGTCGTGGTAAGAAAAGCATGGGTTGGGATGGCACAGGCACAGTCCGTTACAACAAAATCAATTCCCGTTTAATGCGTGAAGTTGGTCAAAGCATCAAGGATGGCAAGGATATTGTGTTTACGATCATTTCCAAGCTTGCTGACCCATCCGCACGAGGTGCAGAACGCATTGCGTTGCATAACTGCTCTTTTGATGACGTAACACTTATCGATTGGGAAGCAAACAAGCTCCAACAAGTCGAAGCGCCATTTACGTTCGACGATTACGAATTTATTGATCTGATTAACTAAGGAGGACTCACAATGTCTATCATTAATACTTTGCTCGAATTGGATAAAAGCCAATTGGAACTACCTACGAAAATGGTTAAAATCAACCGCTTGTCGCAAGTCGCTGGAAAGGTTGTTGAATTCAAAGTGTCCGGTATTTCACCGGAACGAATGCGAGAGCTACGTGAAATGAATAAACGCTTGAATCCTGAGACGAAGGAAGTTGAGGTTGACTTTGACAAGGTTCAGGCAGAGATGCTGCTGACAGGCATTGTGGAGCCGAATTTGCGCGATGAGCAGTTGCTGAAGCATTACGGCGCAGTGACTCCGCACGAAGTCCTCAACGCCCTTCTGAACATCGGAGAGCAAGAGGCGCTATATGCAGAAATCGGCATGTTGACAGGTTACGGCGTGGAAGCGATTGAGGAAGTAAAAAAGCCGTAAAGAGTGATTACCATTCAAACTTTTTATATTGGAATTGGAAGAAGAGAGGGCATCCACCTTCCTACTTCCAGTCCATGGGAGAAGGTGAATTGATCACTCTTTACGCATTCTATGAGATGGAATTGGAGGACGAGAGCAAGAACCCTGCTGGCTGTCCTCTTATGGGGGTATAAAGAATGGCAAAAGTCGCTTCAACCACCTTCGAGATAGATGCAAAAGCCTTAAATACTCTTAAATTGATGGCAAAAGCCGCCGACAAACTAAGCGGTTCCGTTGCTGGCTCAAATGGCAAGTTGAAGAACATGCAGGGGCAGATATCCCGAACAAGCAGCACTGTTTCATCGTTGGATAAGAGCGTATCGAGGGTTGGCGGTAGTTTCGGCAAGCTGCAAAGCAAGGTTGAACGCGCTAGTGCCGCCGTGTCTCGCATGGGTTCCAGAGCTTCTACGGCATTCTCAAGCGTTCGCAAGCATGTGGACAAGGTTGGTTCTGGCATTGGCTCCATTACAAGCAAGGTATTCTCCTTGCAAACGGCATTGATAGGTCTTGCCACTGGCGCAGCCATGAAGGTTGGATATGATAAGACAATCGGCAGCTACATGGACTTTGAACAGGCACAAGCCATGATTTATGGTACGTTCGGCATGAAGAACAAGAAACAGGCCGACACATACATGAATTGGGCTGAAACTTATGCATTGACATCGCCCGTACTCAACAGCCAAGAGATGATACAGGGTTCGTCATCCTATCTTGCTGAAACTAGAGATATGAAACAACTAGCGCAGATGTGGGATATCACAGAACGATTGATTGCAAAAAATCCATTCCAAGGTGTTGAAGGCGCGGTTTTTAGTATGCGTGAATTGCTTAGCGGTGACGCTGTTTCTATGGCTGACCGCTTTGACTTTGGGAAAAAGGATTTAAACCGAATTAAAGATTTACCAATGCAAAAGAAGCTCGACGGAATGATCAAGCTGCTTGAGTCTAAGGGTATCACGCGCGAAACGGTTGACCTTGTTGCTGGCACGTCCCGAGGCTTGATGAATCAAATTGACGAAACCTTGGGCAAGTCTTTCAAAATCATGGGTAAGCCAGCGGTTGATAAGGTTATTAGACCGTGGTTACAAGGTTTTCAAGATGCATTAACAGATGAACGCATGGCGCCTTACGTGAAATTTGGTCAACAGATGTTGACAGGCATGTCCGAAGCATTCACAGAGCTTGCAAGCGGTGCTGGCAAGTGGATTGACGGAATTATAAATAATCCTGCATTTGCAAACTTACCGACAATGGGGGAAAAGTTCTACTTTGTATTGACTTCAATCCGAGACAGTTTCTCCAATTGGCTCTCGAATGGTGGGTCAGAGACGATCCAGAACATGGTTAGTGGCATGATCAAGGTCGTTGTGCAGGGCATAGAGGACAACATGCCAGCAATCATATCCATCGGTACTGGAATCGGCAAAGGCTTGGCAATGGGGGCGCTAGATGGTCTTAAGGGTGCTATAGGTGGCCCGTTGCAAGGTTTGTTGGGAACAGATGGAGCCGAGTTTAAAAACGCAGCTAACTTCTCAGATAAACTACAAGCACACGCAGCAGCAAACGGTAGCAATACGCCGATGATCAAGCCGACATCCGAAATGAAAGACATATCCGAATATCGAAGTCCGTCACTTTGGGACAAAACAAAGGACTTTTTCGGCTTCGCAGTTGGTTCCCGCCGTATTCCAAGGGACATGCCTGCTATGTTGCATGAAGGGGAAGAAGTAAGAACGAAAAGGGAAGTCAATGCTGAAAAGTCCCGATCAGCAAACGACATGCCTATCATCAATATTCAGAGCATGACTGTCCGTGAAGAAGCAGACATACAAAAGGTGGCTGCTGAATTTGTGCGGCAATACAAAATGGCTATCACGGCAGCAGGAGGGTGATTCTATGGAATTTTGGTTGACACGTAAAAACGGGGTTGAAAAGCTATGGTTTCCTATTCCTGCCCGTGAGTTCCGGATTGATGGGACACGGCATATCACAAAAGAATACGTGAATGGATCAGGGGAGATTGCGTTGGCTGGCAAGAAGCAGCTTACGACAATCTCTTTTTCGTCTTGGATTCCAGCAGCTCCACGTAATCGCTATGCACAGTATCCCAACTATCCACTGGCATACGAGTTTATAGACGAGCTGGAAAGATGGAAAAACGATACAGTTACATGCCGTTTCTTCATTACAAATACAAGTGTCAATTTTGCGTGTTTGATAGAGTCATTTTCATATTACGAAAGACCGGGTTCGCGTGATGTAGAGTTTGAATTATCACTTTGCGAGTATCGGTATTTGAGTCAAGAGAAAGCAGCAGCCAAGCAAGGAAGACCTTTGCCCGCAACCTACACATTTAAGAGTACAGATACGATTTATAAGGTTGCTAGGACTTACTATGGTGATGCCCAAAAATTTCTTACTATCTGCAAAGCTAACGGCATCAAAAATCCTGACAAAATCAAAACAGGAACAGTTTTGAGGTTGCCACGATGAAAATACAGGTAAACGGCAAGGATATTGTAATTAAATCTGCGACGTGGCGTGGGAGCGTATATTCACCGTCTCGAATACTAGAGTTTGATGTGCCAGAAAGCGGTACAGATGACCAGTATAAGCCTTATGGTTTTCAGTTAGGCCAAGTGGTCAAGATGTTCGATGAACGTGGTCAGATGGCGTTCATGGGCTTCATATTCGCTCAGGACGTGTCGTTCTCTCGTTCAAATAGACATGTCGTTGCATACGATCATTTGGTGTATCTCATGAAATCGAAAGGAACATTCAACTTTAAGGGTACAACCTTGAATAACGTTGTTCAAACAATTGCAAAGCTTGCGGGTATACAGGTTGCATCCGTTTCGGATGGGGGTACATCCATCAAGATGCCGCCCATTCAATCATCTAGCTTTTACGATGTTGTAATGAAAGCATGCAATTTGACTGCACAGAAGACGGGGCGGCGCTATATTCCGCTTGTTAGTAACGGAAAATTGAACGTTATCCGTAAGGGTTATGTAACCGTGGCAACCAAGTTGGAAGATGAAATCAATATTCTTGATTCTGCGCATTCAGAGAGTATCGAGAACGTTGTAAACCGTGTAGTAATCGTAAATGAAAAAGGCGTATCACTAGGGAAAATAGACGGCAGCGGACAACGGCAATACGGTATCCTACAGGATGTCTACACAAAGGCCAAAAAAGAGAAGGATTACAAGGGCAAGGCCAAGGCGCTATTGCGGCCTGTTGAGTACGAAACAAGGGTAACAGCACTTGGGGATATGGAATGCATCACGGGTCGTTCTGTGGCGGTTGTAGAGCCATTCACGAAGCTAAAAGGGAAATTCTATATTGATGAGGATATACACACTTTTAAAGACGACACACACACGATGCAATTGAAACTGAATTTTTCAAATATCATGGACGGAGGCGAAGGGGGATGAGTTTTCCCGAATTAGTCAGCATCATACGACAAGAGGGGAAGGCGTACAACCTTCCTGCTCCATCAATCGGCACTGTTGTATCACGATCACCAATTGTCATCAAGGTCGGTGATCTTTCCTTGGATTCGACGCAGTTCTTCACAATAACCGTGCTTGAAAAAGGGGATGATGTGGTTGTTTTCCCCACTTCCGACGAGAACCAGTATGTCGTTGCAAGGGTGGTTGAGCTTGAGCCATGAGCGTGTTTCCATTCATTTTTCCTGAGCCAGAAGCAATTGAGGAAGCAAATTCCCTTCCAATATGTAAGGAATATGCGTTTAATTTTGAACGCGGTGAATTTGAACTTCGAAACGGCAAGCAATTTGTTGTTACAGAGCTTCCAGCGGTTTTGATAAAGGTGAGAAAGGCGCTCATGACTGAACGCTATATCTATGAAATGTACTCATTTGCATACGGCGTTGATTATACGAGTTTGATTGGAAACTCTTTTTCGAGGCAAGCGACAAATGCAGAAGCCGAGAGATACACGCGAGAGGCACTAGAAGGCATACCTTGGGTGACAGGAATACGTGAGTTTGAAGCAGCTTTGATAAAAGATAAGCTACATATTTCATTTGTGCTGGAAACGGTATACGGCAATGAGGGGGTGACGCTTTGAAAAGCAGACAAGAATTAATTAACATCATGCTTGCGAACGTATCGGTAGACGTGGACAAGTCTGAGGGTAGTTATGTGTATGATGCAGTGGCAGGAGTTGCAACCGTGTTGGAGGATGTCTATTTGGACATGAGCATGCAGGAAGGCCGTTATTTACTTGATACAGCCGTAGGTGAGGATTTGGACGCAGTAGCATCCATACTGGGCGTTACAAGAAAGCCAGCGACACGTGCGAAGGTTGATCTTATTGTAACCACTGTTGGAACCGTCAAAATTCCCAAGGATTCACGTTTCTATGCTGAATCGGAAGCGGTATTCTATGTGTCTTTATATGACGTGGAAATTACGGGAAGCGGGTTTGTCCTAGTGGAATGTGAGGAAGCTGGTACAATCGGTAACGTCCCAGCTAATACAATTTTGAACATGTCTGATCCCCCCGCAGGGTTTGAAAGTGTTACAAACACAGTTCCGGTTACAAATGGATACGATGCAGAAGGTGACGAAGAATATCGGCAGCGCATTTATGACCGCGCTAGAACGCCAGCAACAAGTGGGAACGCACAGCACTATCTAAATTGGGCGAGAGAAGTGACAGGCGTCGGTGATGCAAAAGTGTTCCCATTATGGTCGGGGAATGGAACAGTAAAGGTAGTCATTGTAAATTCAAACAAATTGGCTGCTGATGATGAGTTGGTCAAGACTGTTTATGATCACATTGAAATAGCCCGACCAATTGGCGCCACTGTAACAGTAGAGAGTGCAAATGAAAAGCTGGTGAACATATCAGCTAAATTGACGCTTGATTCTGGGGGTTCGCTAGAACAAGTTAAGGTCGCTATATCAGCAGCGATTGCCGAACACTTCCGTTCCATTGTGTTCAAGCGTTCAAGCGTTTCCTATGCCCTTATTGGTGCTGTGCTGCTTGATACTGTTGGGGTGGTAGATTATACAGACATGGCGCTCAACGGTATGGTGTCCAATATTCCACTAGCAGAAAATGAGATTCCAGTTGTAGGTGAGATAAATGTCACTACCTAGATTACCAGCTTACTATGACAATAGTCGGATTATGCAGGAGCTGCGAACGGCTGAAACTATTGTAATCGAAGAAATAAAAGGTCATTATACAGAATTCAAGGCACAACCGATCATTGACACAGTTACATACACAATTGAACGGTGGGAACGGATTTTTGGCATTGTGCCCGATCCACAGAAGCCAATTGAGCAGCGGCGCGAACAGGTCAAGGCGAAGGCGCGCGGCGCTGGTACAGTGACAAAAGCCCATATTAAAAATGTGATCGAAGCGTATACGAATGGTGAAGTCGAAATCATTGAACATCCAGCCGAATACAGATTCGAAATCAAATTCGTGAATAAGTACGGAAGGCCGCCGCGAATTGAAGATGTGAAAGCAATCATTGAGCAGATCAAGCCAGCTCATCTAGGCTACGGCTTTGTGTTCAAGTATGCGACACATGGGGATTTGAGGGGGAAGACTCATGCAGAGCTATCCAAGTTTACACATGTACAGATTAGAGAGGGGGCGGGTTTAAATGGCTGAACAAACGCCTAACCTTGGACTTGCTATTCAAGGGCAGAACGACAACTATGACATTGATATTCATAATGAAAACTATCGAAAAATTGATACAGCTATTTCTAATATCAAGGTCACACCAGAAGAAATAGGAGCAGCAAAAAAGGCAGACTTAGATGCCCACGTACAAGATACGACAAAGCACGTTACTGTAGAAGAACGTAACACATGGAATGCCAAGGAAACGCCTGAGGGGGCACAACAGAAGGCAAATGCTGCGGAGTCTAACGCCAAAAATGCCAGCCTGCCACGTACTGGCGGAACGATTTCGGGCAATCTCGCTGTAAGTAATGCGCTCACGGTCGCGGGGCGAAATATCATTACTGAACTAGATTCGGTAAAGCAATCTGGCGTTGACGCGAAAAATCGCATTGCGGGTGCGGTCAGCGCCAAGGGGGTTCCTGCATCCGCAGCCGATGAATGGCCTACGCTCGCGTGGAAGATTGGGCAAATTACTACGGGCGTGCCAATGGCAAGGATTACGACGTCCGTATCTGAGTCGCAAAAAAATTTCCTTATTTCAGAAGGTGACACAACTACGTGGGGACTTTATTACATTATAGTCACCGGACTGAGTTTCCAAGCAAAAGGCATTGTCGTTTTTGGTGAAAATTTTTATTCATTGGCAGCATTTGATTTTTATACTAACCCAAGAATTTCGGTAAGCGGAGCGACGTATAATCATCAGGTAGTGTATAGGGATACACTACCGCAACTAAACGAGTGGTCTATATTAGCTACGATTACACCTACCAGTTTTGTAGTACCAGTATCGCGCTACGAAGACGATAGCAATAGACCAGCAAGCGTAATAGTCTATGGTTAGGAGGGATACGGTTGAAAATCGGTCGTAGAATCTTTTATGACATAGTAACAGGCGAAAAACTGGTTGATACTGGCGAACGTTCGGGGGATGTGTTCGTGACAACCATCGAACACGACATTAAAGTCTATACAGCCCTGTCTGAACGCAATCGAGAGTCTTTTGATTACATTGAATTGGAATATAAACAGTACGCCAAAGACTTTGCGATGAGTAATGGCTACCGAGTCAATCCAATGATAAAAGAAATTGAATTTTCGTATCCTGATCCAAATCAACCAGAGCCAGAGAAACCAACATATCAAAAGCCTTTAAGCGAAGAAGTGGACGAGCTTAAACAGTCGGTTGCAGAATTGACAATCATGATTGCGCCACCGCAATAAGAAGGGGTGATTTGAATGAATTTTACGAAAGATAGTGGGCTTGTGAAGGTATGGGTTGGACTGGTCATGGTTGGAGTTTACAAAATGGAACAAGTTCCGAAGCTATTCAATTTAAAAGAGGTCGTAAATGGAATAATCAGTGGAACTACAGAATAAGGCGCTATCGCATAGACGGTCAGCGTATTTTTGTGCCCTCGGCTAATGTCGGGGGCTATTTTAATTCGAGGGGGAAATGACATGGAAAGATTGGATATTGTCATTAAAACGACTATAGCAGCCAGTGGTGGTGTGGTTGCATTTTTGTTCGGCGAGTGGCCTTTGCTTTTGCAAGTGTTATTGATCATGTCAATTGCTGATTTTATCACTGGATTCATTGCAAGTGGTGTAGAAGGAAAATTGAAAAGCAAGGTTGGGTTAATTGGAATCGCTCGTAAGGTATTTATTTTCGTCATTGTTGCAATAGCGCACCAAGTAGACACGATTCTAGGAGGCCAACATCTCTTGCGAGATGCAACGATCTTCTTTTACATGTCTAATGAATTGCTTTCGATTATCGAAAATGGTGGGCGTATTGGTGTTCCATTGCCCCCTGTAATCAAAGAAGCGGTAGAAGTTTTGAAAGGAAAGGGAGGCAGCAAAAATGGAAATTAAACAACGTTTATTACCAGATGGAAGAAGCAATAAACCGGACAAGCCAATGAAACCGATGTACATCACAGTTCACGAAACGGATAACACAGATGCAGGAGCTGACGCGGAACGACATGCCAACTACATATTGAATGGAAGTGGTGGGCGTCAAGCATCATGGCATTATACTGTTGATGATAAGCAGGTATACCAACATTTGCGTACCAATGAACAAGGTTGGCATGCTGGTGACGGTACAGGCAAAGGGAACACGCAATCCATCGGCATTGAAACATGTGTGAATAGTGATGGAGATTACGAGAAGACATTGCAGAACGTTGCGTGGCTTGTTTCTAAGCTTATGAATGATCACAGCATCCCATTGGAGAATGTAGTCCCACATAAGCATTGGAGCGGCAAGAACTGCCCTCAAAGGCTGCTCAAACGGTGGGATTATCTTGTCAAACTCATCAAGGGAACTCCTGCGCCTACTGTAGCCCCTGCTGTGGACGTTTACGTAAATGGAGTGAATGTTGGAAAGGGTGATATCATAAACGGCGTTACACGCTGTCCTGTTCGTTCTGTGGCTCAAGCGTTGGGTGCATATGTAGTTTTTGATCCCAATACGAAGAGAGTAGATATTACGATGAATTAACATTATATAGAAAAAGAGAGCTGTAGGATTAATCTCCTTCGGCTCTCTCTTGTTATGTATATTAAAATTCTGGATCGATCAACAAACAACCATCTGGAATTGGATTACCTTCATCATCTACACGTTGCAAACTCAGTTGGAATTCATCTATACGAATTTCCATTGCTCCCTCAATAGGAGTAAGGCTTGCCCATCCTCCTCCACCTTTTCTGTATCTATACTTCTTGAATTGTTCTATTGGCATCCACATTCTTACTTTGAAAGTATTCTTCATAGATACTCACCCCTGATGTGCTTTTAAAGACACATAGTCTTTTTCTAAAAAAGACCCCGCCCCGTTTTTCAATAATGAATTATAGATTCGACACCCATTCATGAAATCCTTCTTTCGTTTTATGACGAAACTATGAACACATATAAAATGAAACTTGACAGTACGTGGTATAATAAACATACACAAAAGAGAACTCATGTTCGTATATATATGTCGCGGGGAGGCTAAATATGCTTGACGTGGAACAACTACTGAAAACGCTAGAGGAAGCAGGATATGACACTACAGAGGCAGTAGAAGTCCTAGAAACCATCGTCGAGTCAAGGAGGGAAAATGATACATAAAGAAAGGGGCTTAACCTTTATTTGATAAGGTCAAGCCCGTTTTTCAATAAGTTATAAACTTTCATTTTCTCTTCTTCTGTCAGTTCTACGCCTTTATATTTCCAAACCTTGTTGACCAGTTGTTCTACGTCGATATCGTCCGTTTCTCCCCGCGGTGCAGGATCGTCCGTTTTCAAAGTAAGATAATCAACTGTAGTATGAAACAGTTCTGCCATTTGAACTAATATTTGCGGTGGTGGTGAAGCCTTTCCCACTTCGTAGTTATATATATTCCCCGGAACTACCCCTAACTTGGCTGCAACCTCATTTTTTTGTAATCCGTATTTCATACGCAATTCTTCAATTCGAATACCCACCAATTTTCTGTATTCCTTCACATCCATATTGTCGATATCCATCTGCAATATTCTCCTTTTTCAAAAAAAATAGAATAAAGTGTTGACACCAAAAATATTGGTGTGATATTCTTTAGTTGTTCCCACGAACCCAAAATTTTATACCCAAAAAGAAAGGAGGACGAAAGGTGCGTGATCGTCTTAATCAATTAATTTTGGCGTATGGTGGTTATACTCGCTTTGCTGCTGATATTGGCAAAACTGAGAAAACCGTTCGTAACATCTGCTGCGGGTCATCTACACCAACAATGTTGGGAGCGTTCCAGATAGCTAAGAAGCTAGGCGCAAGTGTTGATGAACTGTTCCATGATCTTTACCGAAATGTATGAGTGATCGCTCATATATCGGTGTTATTATTAAAGGTTACTTTTAATTACAAATGAAGTATATCACACCAACATTTTTGGTGCAATATTTTTTCATTATGTTTTAAATGGTTTTAAATAATTTTAATATTTTTTATTCAATACACCAAAAATTTTGGTGTTGGGAGGTGCGAAGCGTGACGTATCAAGAGACAAAGCACTGTGTCCATCTTGTGTTGACGTTCTTGATTGGGGTACTTTTAGGTACTGGATTTACCTTGGCATTGATTGCCTAACTTTATGGAGGTGTAGCTGTGAAAAAACGAATTGCAAAAAAGCAGCAACAGCGCAAGCAGCGTGAACAAGAACAATTGCAAGCTGCATGGGAGTTGATCACGGATACGTTGCACAAGCAATATGAATCTTACTTGTTTTTCGTAAATAGGGAGCTAGTTTCAAGTGAGTTTATCAAAGGTTGGCAGTATACGCTTTACAATCACCATTTCAAGTTGCACGGTACTAAAGTTTATCCACTTAGAACGGAGGTTCACAAATGACAACTCAATTGTTCAATTTCGGAATTCATAAGGTGCGTGTTGTTTTGAAGGACGGCAACCCTTGGTGGGTTGCGAAAGATGTTTGTAAGGCACTTGATATCACGAACACAACAGTTGCGCTTCAACGACTCGATAATGACGAGGTGGCTAAGTTCAACTTAGGTGGTCTTTATGGAGAATCAAACATTGTTAACGAATCGGGACTTTATTCGTTGGTCTTGGGCAGCAGGAAGCCAGAAGCAAAACAATTCAAGCGGTGGGTAACTTATGAAGTTATTCCTTCTATTCGCAAGCATGGCGTCTACGCCGCTGACGAGCTATTGGACAATCCCGACTTATTCATCGAGACGTTGCAACGTTTGAAGAATGAGAAGGAGCGAAATAAAGAGTTGCAAGCCGTCATTGACACACAAGAGCCATATGTTTCATTTGCACTCGCTATCACGGAGTCAGAAGGAAGCATGTCAGTGAGCGAAGCTTCAAAATGGATCAGTGAGCACGGGCATGTTATTGGTCCAATTCAATTATTTAAGAAACTACGAGATTGGGGGATGGTCGGGAGAAAGAGCATTTTCAACCTCCCTACTCAATCGGCAATTAGATCGGGCTACCTAGAACTAGCAACGAAAAAAGACCAATTGATTCACTACCGCCAAACCATCAAACGATGGTTACACGTAAAGGGCTGTTATATATTCATACTCGTCTGAAAAACGAACAAACAAATTGAAAGGGGATCAACGCATATGAGATTGTACGACCTGACAGAACAATACCGCGACTTGCTGGAAATGGCGCAAGAAGGCGGCGAAGGTGTGGACTATGCTGCAATGCTGGAAGGTATGGAAGGAGCTATTTCCGACAAGCTGGACGGATATTGCAAAGTGATTCGCACCCTTGAAGCCGAGGCAGAAGCAGTGGCAAATGAGTCAACAAGACTTGCACAACGCAAGACGAGTCTTGAAAACGAAGCAAAACGTATGAAAGACGCTATCAAGGTTAATATGATGCGCATCGGTATGGATAAGCATAAATCACCTATGTTCACCGTGTCCGTGACTAAACCACGGGAGCGTGTAGAAGTTTTGAATATCAAAGCAGTGCCGCTTGAATTCAAGACTAAACCTGAACCAACCGTAAATAAGAAGGCCATTATGGATGCTTGGAAGGCTGGCAAGAAGGTACGCGGGGTAACTATTGTGCAAGGTGAACTGGGGTTGATGATCCGATGATTAACGGCAAAACGGTTGAACAGGTCATGGCAGAGCTAGCAGAGCCATTCCCGCCCGAAGATATTGAATGGCGTGTGGGCAGCACGAACGGGGGAAAAACGAAAGGAATTGCCCTTGCTTATGTGACGAACCGAGCTATCATGAACCGTCTGGATTCGGTGGTTGGTGCATTCAATTGGCAGAACAATTATAGAGAGTGGAAGGGACATTCTCAACTGTGCGGCATCGGTATTCGTTTCGGTGAGGACTGGATATGGAAATGGGATGGAGCTGACGACAGCCAGACAGAAGCGGTAAAGGGTGGACTATCAGATTCAATGAAGCGCGCTGGATACCAGTGGGGCATTGGTCGATACCTGTACAAGCTTGAAAATGTGTGGGTTCCTATTGAACCGATAGGTAAGAGCTACAGGTTAGCACAAACGCCTAAATTGCCACAGTGGGCACTTCCTACGGGGTATACAGGCCAACAAACTAATACGGGCAACAAAACACAGAGAAGCACGCAAAAGACACAAGGGAAGCAGGAGAACAATTCCCCTTCTAACAATGATGGTGGTAGTCAACAATCTTCCAATGATACAGGCACACAGAAAAGGCAAATGACCGAAAAGCAAAAGCAGCGTTGGGAGGTTGTTAGGCTGTTGAAAGCTGGCGGTCTGGATGATGCTCAGGCACAAGCTTGGATCGACAAGCAGAAGGAACAGAAACGTGATTACAAAACTATGCTTGATATTTGCCAGAGAGCATCTAAAAGATAGGGGGAATTAACATATGATTAATAACGTTACGCTGATAGGACGCGCAGTAAGGGAACCAGAATTGAAATACACAGGAAACGGAACAGCGGTTGCAACATTCACATTAGCGTGTGACAGACCATTCACTGGTTCTGATGGCAAGAAAGAAACGGACTTCATTCCTGTAGTATTATGGAGAGCATCGGCAGAGTTCGCAGCCAACAACGTCAAGAAAGGCAAGTTGCAAGCAGTAACTGGACGCATCCAAGTTCGTAATTACGAGAACACCGAAGGCAAGAAGGTTTTCGTGACGGAGGTTGTAGCGGACAATATTCGAGTGATTGAGTGGGGCGATGTGATGAATAACGCTCATGCTGGTGACCCATTCGGAGATGATGGTAAGCCAATCGAAATTTCTGATGATGACATGCCATTCTAGGAGGAGATTCCTATGCAACAAGTATATTTGAAGTGGGATTTGTTCCACAAGCTGCACACTTCTACGCAATTTGACCTTATGGCAACAGGGTTGGTTGCACTGGATGACAACGGTTGGTACATTCTGCCCGAAGTCCTTGCTACTGGTGATGTTGCGTCTACTCATACCCAGAACACCAAAAATATTGGTTCAAAAACCAATAAAGATGATTCGATTGCGGAAATTATTGCTTACTTGAATGAGAAGGCAGGGACGAAGTACAAGTCAAACACGTCAGCGACAAAGTCACTTGTAACGGCACGTTTGAAGGAAGGATTCAGCGTTGACGACTTCAAGCGAGTGATTGACCACAAATGCGCGGAATGGCTGAATGACTCCAATATGCGGAAGTATCTACGTCCTGCAACATTGTTCGCAGCTTCTAAATTCGAAGGATATTTGAACGAAGCACCGGAGCAGAAGACAGAAGAACAGAAGCACCCACAGCTTCCACCGAGACCGGATGAAACAGAGGTGAAGGACTATGGCTTCGACGAATGACACTTTCCAGTATGAAATGTCGCTTATCGCAGCGTGCGGTAAGCACCCGTTAAGATTCGAGGAAGTGGCTGCTTTAATCACGGCAGACGACTTCCAAGAAATGTGTTTTTCGAAAATGTTTGAAATTGCGACCGAGCTTGCATCAAAAGATGAGCTGACAACACCAAAACTCATACTTCACGCAAAACGCAACGGCGCATTCCAAGGAGTGGCAGAACCAGAAGGGTTGCAAAAGATGATTCTTAACACTCCGGTGAGCGGGGAACTGGTGATGGACTACGCCAATCAGGTAAAAGAGTTGTCCATGAGACGCAAGGCAGCAGCGGTTGCACAAGAGATTTTCGAATATGCACAAACGGACGATTTCACACCGCAAGGAGTTATTGAACTGGCAGCGCGTGCAATGCCTGAGTATGCAGCAGATGAGCAGACGTTCAAAGATTACTTATTGGAATATTACGAAGACAAATTGTCTGGTGAAATCAAAAATACACCGCTGACAGGATTCCAAGATATCGACAAATGGATGCAAGGCATCGGTGACAATCGCCTAATCGTTTTGGCGGCAAGGCCAGGAACAGGTAAGACAGCTATAGCATTGCAGATACTGCGAAACATAGCGAAGCAGAAGGAATTCGGCGTTCCAGTATTCTTCTCCTTGGAGATGGCTAGGAAAGAACTTACGGACAGATTGGTAGCATCCATAGGTGGACTGAACGCCAAAATGGTGATGAGAAACGAGTTCAACGACGAACAGCGTGAACGGTTTGCAAAGGCGGTTGATGCATTGCGCAGCATGACATTTCACATCGACGATAGATCGAGAATCAATGTGAACTACATCAAACGAAAGTGCCTAGCCCTCAAGCGAAAGCACGGAAAACTATCCTGCATCTTTATAGATTATCTCGGTTTGATTGACATGCAGACAGGCAAGAACGAAGCGCCGCACGAAGCGATTGCGAGAGTAACACGGGAACTGAAAATATTCGCTAGTGAAATTGGTTGTTCTATCTTTCTATTGGCACAACTCAACCGAGCTAGTGAACGAGAGAAGCGACCACCAATCATGTCAGACCTTCGCGGTTCCGGTGCAATCGAACAGGACGCGGATATGATTATCTTCCTTTACGACCATGACGAGAACGACAAGGAGAAGATTGAGACAAAGGTGGATTTTATCGTGGCAAAAGGTAGACAGACTGGTATTGGTACATTCGGGCTTACATTCGTCAAACCAATCCAAAGAATGAGGGAACGCATATAGTAGTTTGCAAGGAAAGGATGTATCCAGTGACCGCCGAACGTATTCTAGCAGCATGCAAAGCAGAGATAGAAGCACTCCTAGAACGCAGTGAGCGCGAGAATAGGCTTTCCTTAGAACGTTTAACTACTCTCGCCCTGCTGAATGGGGACGTCACCGAACCGGAAAGCGACGCCATTATGAGCCTTATGGATGAGCTTTTGGAAGGGTTTCGACTGCTTGAAGCTGCAATACTACGTCGAAGACTCGCACAACGCATGGATAATGGGGCGGCAATGATTGAACAAGAGCAAGACCGGAAGAAGAAGCATTTCTATGAACGGCTGTTCAAGGAAATTGAAAAAGAGTACATCAAGGAGGATTCTATATGCCAGCTTTACGGACTGTGAAAATGGAATTTCCGCTTTACGACACAAATGACACGCTACGGCAGCGGCTGCAGAAGGTTCATGAGGAACTGGCAGAGGTTGCTTTCGAAACGGCAGACGGTAAGAAGGTTAGTATTTTGAAGGTTCTTCTTGAAGCGCAGGACGTCATGCAGACGGCAATTGGATTGGCTTATGACGGATTAGCTAGAACGATTGATCCTGAAAAGGCCGTTGCAATGCTGGAAGTGTTGTTGGGTGAAGTAAATCAACTGCACGTTGACAAGATCAATCGGTACAAGCAGGAACGGGGGCGGAAGGCGCTATGACACACTTTGTAGGAATTGACCCAAGCACGAAGACGGGGTTTGTACGGATCGGACTTGATGGCACGGTATTGGTTGAAAAGTTGATCACCAGCGAACACACGGAAGACGTAAAACGCTTAAGTGATCTTGTTGAACAAATTGTGATCGAACTCAATCATGATGATGTGATTTGCATAGAGTCGCTTTCCATTGCTTCGAAAGGTTCCTTTGCTAACCAGATGTGTGGATTGCAATACATGCTGCGTAGCAAGATTATGAGCATGGGAATGACATATATCAACGCTGCTCCAACTCAATTGAAGAAATTCGTTACCGGACATCATCAAGCTAAGAAAGAAGCGTTCATTTTACCTCTATTCAAGAATTACGGTTACGAGAATAGCGACGATAATATTCGAGATGCGTATGGGCTTGCTCAAATTGCGCGTTCGGTACGCACAGGGGTATTCGCAAATAAGAAGCAGGAGGAAGTTGTAAGGAAGGTGTTGCAGAGTGCCAAAGCGTAACTATGCAGCCGAAATCATTGAATTGCTCCATGAAGCTATGAACGAGTATGAAGCAGCTAAAGAGGGGCAGAGCCGTTGTGAGCTGGAATATAACGATATCAATCATGCTCTCGAATTGTTAGAAATGAATGCAGTTGAATTGGTTAAGACGGCGGCTGATATGAAAAGGTGCAGACGGGAACGCCGTGTATTCAAGGAGACAGCGGAATTACTAGAACCGCTGAATCAGTGGGCAGAGACTTGGAACAAGGCATACATTGCGCTTAAACAACTGGCACAGGAAACGGACAAGACGATTCGAAAAATGGAACGTCGGAAGTATACGCCGCGCGTCAAGACAGAATTAACTTCGCGGTTCCACAAGGAGGGCAAGCGCTGATGGAAATAGCAATTAACTACATATACACGCGCTTTGATCCGGTGTATATCGCAATCGGCAATCCACACACAGTGGTTATTGTTCAGGACGATGCACGGCAGCACTACCCTTATATTGGAGCTTACGAGCTGCGTTACGGAATAGATAGAATTGCGGTTCGCATTTCTAAGGATAAGGCTGGTATTACGGTGATTGGTCATTTCACACAGGATGGTGAAGCAACAACATGCCATATTGGTTTATTTAGTGAAAAGGGCGCCATACAAGCGGCAAATGATTTCATTCGAAATGAATTAACCGAACGACGTGCCTTGATAGAACCGTATTTCCCGAACATTTATCTAGGGCAAGGACAGATAAAGCTATTCGAATAACGGAGGGTGAGCAATGAAAAAGTTCAAGATTGGACAAAAGGTAATTATTAACCTAGAACATTCTGAGCTTGGGGGAATTTCCAACGGCGTTAATATCAACTTCACCATGAAGACTTATAATGGGCAGCAACATGAGATTGAGAGAATCACCGAAAAAGGGAATTACGTTTTGAAGGAAGACAAATATAATTTCCAATGGTCACCGGAATGGCTCGTACTCGCTGACGGAGAGCAGCCAGACCGTCAATGGGGATACAAAGGGAAGTTGTATGATGTGGTGGATCGTCACGCTTATAAAGGTGAGTTGATGCTTGTGATTGACCCAGACCCAGCACCTGAGGGAAAGCAATACAAAATGCATGATGTGTTGGAATGTACAAAAATCATGTACGGTAATAGACATTACGGTAACGGTGCTGGCGAATTTCTTTATAATCGTGAGTACAAAACGCTTCTATCAGTTAAAGAGGCTGAACCTTGTGAAGAATCTAAAGCAATCGGAGATATACAAGACGTTTCAGCAACGCCAGTGGCGATACCAGTACAAGAGAATGCACCTGATCCATCTTGGCAAAAGCCTGTAACACCATACGGCGTGTTGGAAGCTGCACGAAAGCACATGTTAGACCGCGCGGCAACGTATGACAGTCCAGATGGCGAACGCAGCATGAAGGCAACCGTACAAGCGTTCAATGCGATTCATGGCACGGAGTTAACGGAAGCACAAGGGTGGACGTTCATGACGCTATTAAAGCTTGTAAGAACGGCGCAGCGTGAAGCATATCATGCGGACAGCTACGAGGACGCAGCGGCCTATGTGGGGCTTGCAGCGGAAGCGAAGGCAAAGGAGGCAGCTATATAATGGATATTTGCCCAGAGTGTTATGGTGATGAAAGACTAGTTGGTGATTTCAAAACAGGAATCAAATTTGTGTGTGAGGATTGCGGTCATGTGACACCTTGTAATCCAATTGTTCAAATTAATGAATTGTACATTCTTGGGGTATTTGATGAAGAAGGTAACTTGTATACCTTTGCTTCCAGCGGGAGACCTTCGACGATCCGAGTATACAATAGTTTGAAAGAATGTAGAAATGGCCTTAGAGCGCTGAAAAGGAGTTATTCTGGTACATTGAAGCCGATTCGATTGAAAGACGGCACGGTGATTGTGGACGATAATGCATAGCATTTGTGATACAGAGTAACATGGGCACTTCTGTGCCTTGAACACCAAAATTATTGGTCATAGAACCAAAATAATAGGAGGATCACTATGAATACAACTGCGATTATCGAAAAGGTACAGGAGCAATTGAGAATTATGGAACAAACATTTACGGATATGAGAACGGCATGGGCTGAAATGGGCAAGCATTTGGAAGAAGCTGCAACGATTGAATCCGAGCCATTGAAACGTGAACAGGTGATTGAGAAGGCGAAGGAGTTTGTGAAGAGTTTGGGCAAACCGCATCATTGGTATCCAGAAGAGACGGTTTTCACACGTGGAATATTCTTGCATAAAGCAGAATTCAAAATAAATCGAAAGTTGCGAACCGTCGTTTGTCTGCTTCGAGAATTTGGAGACAAGAAAGTTTCGTGTCGAGGAATCGCCAAATGCATGCAAGGAGACGCGTTCAATGTCCACATCGGCATGGCAATTGCGTTGGCAAAGGCGTTGGGCAAGGAGGTTCCAACGGAGTTCGTTAATGCGCCGCAACCGGATGCGCCGCAAGTAAGGGATGTTGTAGAGGTTATAACCGGATGTATCAAAGGTCAGCAAATGACATTGATCGGTAAAGCACCAAAGTATGACACGTACGTGAACGGCACTGCATTTAGACACACATATGACAGTGGTTGGCTTGGATCAAAGCAGATCAAAGTAATTGACGATTCCCGCGACGGACGTTACAACGACGGAATGTATACGGTGGGCGCTTAATGCGCCCCTAGGGAGGGAACGGGATGAGCAAGCAACTTACAGTCGAAGAACGGCAGCACATTCGCAAGAGATTCACGACTTACACGAAGTACAACATGCCTATCTTTGATGCACAGGTTGAACGAGTGCTTGGAGCTGAGTTTTCAGCGTGGAAAGAGGTTGAACGCTTGAAAAAAGTAATCAAAGGCACGATTGATGAACTTGAAGCAATCATTACACACACGGATTCATTCTATATAGAAGATATAGCGCGGGCGGCAATTTTGGACATCGAGAACGCATTGGAGGGGATGGAATGAATGAGCGTCAGGAATGGCTTGATTCATTGCAAGAAGGTGATGAGGTAGTTGTTTCAAGCTCCTACCGAAAGTACATCGCCAAGATAGATCGTATTACCCCAACAAGGCGCTTCAAAATTGGAAATACAACTTTTAAACCAACCGGAACAGAAACAGGCCAAAGTTGGAATTTGAGTTCGATTTGGGAAGCTACACCGGAACGAAGAGACGAAATCAATAGAGGTTGTATGATCGGCAAATTGACCAACGTCAAATGGCATTCATGCACAACGGATCAGTTGAAAGCAATCATCAATATTCTGGGGGGATCAGGGGATGAGTAAACAATTGGACATGAACAATGTTAATCACCAACTTATCATGGCTGCACTCACGGGCATGGTTGATGAAGGATTATCGCCTCATGAAGTATTCGAAGTGCTTGAAGATATAAAGCGGAAGACATTCCATGCATTGTTGGAAATCTCTCAAGGGAGGGCATAGGTGATGAGTAGACCAATCAAGTTCCGTGGGAAGAAAGAAAACGGTGAATGGATTTGCGGTGAATCATATCGGAAGGTCAAAAATTTGTTTGCTGAAGGATATCTCATCTTTATTAATGGATCGATTGTCGATCCTGAAACAGTAGGTCAATACACAGGCCTTCCAGACCGGAATGGCAAAGAGATCTATGATAACGCTGTAGTCTTAATTACTGGAGAACAAGAACTAGATTATGGCTACACATTCCGATGGAACGAAAAAGCAATAGTTAAATGGGACGATGTGGAGTGTGGATTTTATTTAGATGTAATTAACAAGCGTGAAGTTAAATTGTGTGAGGATGGATGCTTTACAGTTGATAGATTCCCATTACGCAAATGGACTGATGAAGAATGGTGGATTGAGTACGAAGTCATACACGAACACCATAACCTTCAGGAAGGAGATAGCAATGATGCCTGATGATTTGAAAGAAAAACGTGCAGCAGTAGAAAAGGTATTCTCGCGCTATCGCCTGTTTAAGCGGTTGGAACGTATGGGGAGCGTTACGCCAGAGACAAAGATCACGCCTTCATATGAACCGCGATTCCACGGGAATACGAACGCTATTAGTAAGCCAGTCGAAGATGCGGTCATTCGTGAGATGGAGATCACGGAGCAACGTAGAATGATGATAGCTACGGTAGAGCAAGCGGTTGAGTTGTTGGACGAGCGTGAAAGTGAAATTATACAGATGCGTTATATGGAAAAGGATTACATTTGCGATTATCATGTACGGGATCAACTGGGGATAGGCCACCCCACATATCGACGGCGCAGAGATGCAGCACTGGAAAAATTGTACGTGCTTCTGGAAGTCGTCATAATGGACGAGCGTTGTCGAGTATGAATGTAGCAGGAGGGGAGGAGATGCGCGAACCTGTCGTATTAGAGGGCGATTATGGTCCTATTATTATCAGTTTCGGCAACGAAGACCCGCAGAAGGTTATGGAAGACCTCCACGCTGCTTGCGCTGCTGCATTATTAGACTCATTTGAGAACAAACAGGATAAGGAACAAGCAAAGGCCGCTGTTTAGCGGCCTATTTTTTATGCTCGTTTAATTGATTGTTTAAGCAGCATTAACCGTTTGAAGCGGTTCGCCTTAGGTTTGGGATTCTTCCCCTTTACCGCACCGATGCTGGCAGTTGAGTATTGATTGGCTTTCTTCATATAATACGCGACGCGCTTTACCGTCTTGTCCAT